AAATACATTGATTGAGGCAGTTCCAGTAGTACTTGCAGCATATTTCCATCGGTCAGCAACGTAGTTTGTACCATTACTTTCAGATGTGAACCCTCTTTGATTTACAAAAAAGTCACCATTGATAATTTTGTTTTTGCCCGCAGCAAAGTTGCTTGTATAGCGCAAACCTGTTGAAGTGGAACTATCTGCTACGAGAGTGCTTCCGTTAGATCCAACAGCCAATTCAGCTGGTGTTGCTGAAGCTGTTGCCGTAAAGATTGAACCCTTTGCAGTTGCCGTTGATTTCGGCACTGCGGCAGCAGCTAGATCATAAGATGATTTTACCGCCGTTGGCGTAGCTGCCAAGACTGATGAAGTCGTTGATGTGGAATCAGAAAGCTGCACTGAACCCTTTTGAGATGTCGAAGCATCTTGAATGCCGACTGTTACTGCGCCCGCGCTTCCACCACCTGTGATTGGGGATGTTACATTCACCGCAGTGATGTCGCCTTGATCGTTTGCAATCCAAGTGAAATCCATGTCGGTGTTTGATGCTTTTGAAAGTATTTGACCAGATGTGCCACCTTTAAGATCAGCCATCGTGGTGTCCACGCCCTGACCGAAGACAGCGAAATCAGCTGGAAGATCAGTGACCAGATCGGTACTGGTCGGCATCACCCAGCCGAAGTTTGATGTTGGATTGCTCATGTTTTCTCCTTATGCCACGACTAGGGCATTTTCCCAGTCGAGAGTTGGTGTGATGGTGTTCCATTTTTCAAGGATTGAGACTTCTTCCCATTTCATCGCTTGAAGGCTATAAGCCAACGGTGAAAGCAACGCCGTCACCGAAATTGAGTTGTATCCTGCACGAAACGTCCAGCCTTCGACGAAACCTGCATAGGTTCCTGATGCCATGTTCAGTGGTAAATCTGAGATTCGAAGTGGTAATCCCATGAAGATGTTGATCAATGAATCTCTGTCAGAATTATCAAGCTCTGGATTAGTCAATTCAAAAGTGATCTGATTGAACATTGGCTGTGGGAATGCACGCAGCGTTAAATAGAACGCAGCTTGGGCATCTGCGTCAGTGTGATTCTTTAGAGTAGTGGTGACGATTTGAGCCAATCGTCCAAATGTAGATACTGAAGCGGCATCCTCGAATGCTGTTGTTTCATTGGCAGATTTAGCCCCGTATTTCAATGAAACTGAATTTCGAACATCTCCAGCACGAGTCAGAATTGAAATGCCATTGACTAAAGCTTGATTGGCTGAAACATCGGTGTAGCCATTAAGAGCTAGATACTGGCTGCGATGTGTTGAATCTGCATAGCTGATGCGACCGTATGCATCTTCATAGATGTAGCCAAGTCCGCTAGTTGCCAACCCTGAAACGAGTGAATAGACGTTTGTCATCTCAGCCGTACGAGCTGCAAGATCATAGTTTCCTGGGGTGTCAATTTCTCCGAGTCCTACGTTTTCAGCGTGCGCCCAATCAACGGTCGGATCATAAGCTGCCCAAGTAACAGCGGCTGGAACCTCTGACCAGTTATTGAGGAGCAAGTCAGTTAAGACTTCAAGAATCTGAGTGCCATCGTGAGCTGATGCCAGTGCGCCAGTGGTCAAGGCTTTTGGAAGACGTGAAAGCGCACCTAGTGCGATGATTGAAATCGTTTGATTGATTCCCGTAGATCCAGCAGCTGTGACGTTCACGCCAACGTCGGTGATAGTTCCACCGAAGATTGGAACGAATACTGCTGACGTATCTTTCAATTCAATAGTGACTGAATCATTGATGTTGATGTCCACTGAAGTTTGCTCAAGGTTAATGAGTTGCATGTTCACATAGCCAGCATTGGCTTGCTCATAGATATTGACGCGTCCAGAAGTAATTGTCAGATTGGCCAGTGTGAAATTCGTGTAAGTCGTGCCATCAATGGTCACGCGCCAGATTGGATTCCAGATACTCACACTGCCACCAAGTTGCTTGCGCCACCAGTGCCACGCCATGCAGAATCATTGAGAGTTGTAACGATTGTGCGAGCTGTTGATTCTGGATCTATTGCGCCGTTGACTGTCAGATTCACGGTTGTTCCCGATGCAGCCATGATTCCAGCAAGTGTGTTTGTGTTCACTGATGCTGCTGTTGCTCCAGCTACTGCTGCAATTTCTGTGATGCGCGCCCAATTTTGAGCATCTGTTGTTCCAGCACCAGCAACGCCATTGGTTCCACCAGCAGCAGCTGCAATGTCTGCAATAGTGGCAGCGGCAGCGGTTGTGGCAGTTGTTCCGCTTACTGTTGATCCACTGACTCCGCTAGGAGTTGAAATCGTTGGAAGCTTTGTCGAAACTGAAGGAACGCTTGGCGCTGTAATCGTCGGGGTTGTCAATGTTGGCTTCGATACCAGTGGAATGTTAGGCAATAGAGGAATGGCGTTGTACGCCTTGATTAATGCATTGATGCCATCAATTGCAACACCTATGACCGCGTTGATTGCTCTAACGACTCCGCCGACGACAGTTATGACACCGCTTGCAATTTTACCCACAATTTCGAATGCACCACCGAGAACAGTTCCAATGATTGGCGCAAGGTACTTTTGAATATAGCCACCCAGTTCAGAGAAAGCTGCGAAGTTATCTTCTACTGCTCCCTTGACTGAATTGAAAGCTTTAACGAGGCCATTCCAGATTGGAACGAATACTGCTGTGATGGTATTTCCAAGATCGGTGATGTAACCAGATAGTCCGCTGGTTTTGCTTCCGAAAGAATTCGAAAGTTTCTCAACTATTGGAACCACGTATTCTGTAAAGTAACCGACAAGCTTTTCAAGAATTGGAAGTAACGCATAGCCGATGGTCTCTTTTGCTTCATTGAGAGTTGTTTTGAGAACATCCATGCGACCTTGAAACGTTTCCGCATTCTTAGCAGCTGCTCCACCGAATAGATCAGTTAAGCGTTGCTGAACCTGTGTGAAGTCCATCGTTTTGAGTTCTGCTGATGAAAGACCAATTCCTAATTTTCCAAGCGCAGCAGTGTTTCCATCGTATGCCTTACCGATTGCATTGGCTACGGTTTCAAGTGGTTTGCCTGTTTGAGTTGAGACATCAAGTGCAACACTTAATAGATCCTGAGCTTTAGATATGTCGCCAGTTGAAATTGCTAAACGTGAAAGAGCTGGACGAAGCTTGTCATCAGCCACACCAGTGGCAAGTGACATTTTAAGAATTTGTGCTTCTGTTGCTGAAATCTGTTCATTCGTTGCGCCAGTTGCACGTTGCAATGCCAGCGCGAGTTTTGATTGTGACTGCTCATCTTCGATTGCAGCTTTAACTCCATCAACGCCGATTTTGATTGCATAAGCTCCAGCAGCGGCAGCAGCTGCGGCGAATGCCAGACCAGCCTTTTTGCCGAAATCCAGCATCTTTGAGCTGGAATCTTCAACATCTGAATTCGCAGCTTTAAGTGATTTATTGAGCTGATCTACATCAGCAAGAATCGAGAGTTTGAGTGTACGTGATCCAGTTGCCATCAATCCCACTCCTTTAGAATTCTACTGAATGCATTTTCCCATTCATTGATTATGTATGGCTGTTCGGCACGCAGTGTCGGATAAACGAACCATCCTTTAGATCCACGACCTTGTTTTCCTGACCAGACTGGGAATTGATGAAATTTATTAGATCCGAATTCATAACCGCCCCAGAGTTGCTGAGTCGTTCCGCCACCTGAAAGTTTTTGCGATGCGAAGCCGTAGGAGATTTCACCAGTCTTTGCAGACTTTGAAACACGTGAACCGGCAGCGATTAGTGGCGCAACCCTGTTGTAAGAGTTGGCAGCAGTCTCACCAATCTTGCCCTGAAGGTAAGTCGCCAGTGCATTGGATTCGCGTTTAGCAGCTGCGATAGCTTCTTCGTCCATGCCTTTGAAAGCTTTGTATATGCCACGAAGATCCGTTTTGTCATAAGCGATTGGTTCTTCAATCATTTCGCTTCTCCAGAATCTCGATGGCAGTCAATACGTCTTCAGCAGTAATGAATTCGCTCCGACTTAGCCCTGTTGCCAGAGCCAAGTCCATGAGCATTCGGTTTAGGCTTCCGACGCGATAGCTTTTGGGCTTTCAGTCTCGCCGACTGTCACTTCCGCGACTGTCTCCATCCATGATTCGAATGGCTTGACTGGCTTGCCCGCTGACTCGCGTTTCATGGCGTGATAAGCCAAGAACATGAGATCACCGATGCCGACCTTGTCCTGCATCTGCGAAATGATGAAACCCGTTTTGGTTTCCCATTTTGCGAATTCAGGTGGCTGAGCCGTGTAAGTCTCTGACGTACCGCCTTGATATTCGATTGTGATTGCTAGTTTCATGCTCCCGATTCCCTTCGATTAGTCCAGTGCTGGAGTTGTTACGCAAGTGAATGAAAGTGATGCAGTCAATGCATCTGGTGCAGTTCCGCCCAAGTCTGGGAAGATTGGCTGAACGCTGAACACGTAAGCCACGCCCGCGACTGTGAAAGTTACTGGAAGTGGTGTGTTGGGAGCTGATGCAGCTGCATTCCATAGAGCTTCGCAAAGTGATGAAACAGCACCGAAGTCCTGCAACATATTGACAGCGAAAGTTCCTTGAGTGTCTGTGGTGTAGTAAGCCTTGCCATCAAGTGTCTGATAAGTGTTGATGGTTGAAGCGACTGAAAGAGTTGCTGAAGTTGCTTGGGCATCGAAATTCTCACCGTCAATTGTGAAAGTGATATCTCTGCCAGTGATGATAGTCGTTGCCATGATGTCTCCTAGTTGTTTTCCTGTGTGTAGTAAGTTGAAACTGAAATGTCAGCCATCAAGAATGACCCAGTTCCCACGTTCATGATCGCTGGACGTTCCACGTTCCCGACCACGTATCCCGCTGGCATTGCACCGAGAATCTGAATGCAGAGCTGCTCCAAGCCGTCTAGCGCCCCTGCGTTGTTGTTGTATGCGACGACTGCCGAAATGATGAAATTGAGTTGAACCTTTGTCACTGCGCCATTGATTAAGTTGCTTTCCATATAAGGAGAATCAGCAATAATCACGCAAGCTGGAGCAATGATTGTTTCTGGTGGTGATTGATAAACCGAAGCTGTGACGCCTTCTAAGGCTGTTGCTAGGGGAGCGCGGACATCTGATTGAATCGTCATTGCGCCATAGTTTCGACGTCTATGAATGGACTTAGGAGCCCTATTACTCTGCTCTGGAGTGAGCGGCCTAAAACGAATGGTGATGGCTGAAAGTTTTCGCTGACTGTCATATTGCCTGAAGCTGTAACCGATTGAAAGATTTCAACTGAAACGACAAGAATTGCAGATTTGACTGGTGGCACGTTTGCATAGAGTTCGGCTGATGATGCGCCATCGAGCGTCGCAGTTCCTGATGGAATAATCACATTCAGAACGCGGTCAGCTTCAGCCGTGACAGCTGTAAATTCATGAGGATTGTAAGAATGGGCTGTGACTTCGTAAGTGTCATCAAGTTCGCCGCAACCAGCCACCACAACTGACTGACCCACCGCAAAGTAGCATGGACGGATAGTCGTGAAGTACGCGACCCCATTGCTAATGCGAGTCGTGGCGATGGCTGATTGGTATTGCGTCAGTAAAGGCAGAATCGTTAATTCAGCAGAATCAATGATCTGTTCCAGATATGGATCTGAATAAAGAGATTCAGAGACGCCAAGCACCGTGCGCAGTTCTTCAACTGTGATGATATTTGCCATCTCTGATCTCCTATTCTGCTCGGCTACGTTCGGGAGCGACCGCAGCCGATGATTTATTTATTCCTTGAATGCGTAAGCGCCAGCGCCGATTTTCTTAGCTGTTGCGCCGTAGCCGTACATAAGGATTCCGATGCTTCCATCGTTGATGAAATTGGTGCGTAGTTCTAAGCGGGCTGACTCATACCATGTGTATGCATCGCGATTAATGACATACATTGAATTATCGCCAGTGCCAGAAAGTGCAGTGTCAACCCATAAGTCGATGCCATTTACCGATCCGCGAAGTGAACGTGGCTGTGCATTACCCGCTGCATTTTGCGGTTGCAAAGCATTGTAAATTGGGCGCCCATCGACGTTGAACGACATGATCTTGCCCCACATGTCAGGTGAAACGACGATTGCATCTGCGAATTTGAAAGTATTCGCATAGACGCTAACTGCACCAGCTGAGACCCAAGCAAGCAATTCTGCTGCTGTGATGTTTGTTCCGTAGCCTGATGCTGTCTTAGTTGCTCCATCGATGATGATGCCTGAGTTGTAAACGTTAGTGGCGCGTGCATATTGTGCAGTCAGATTTGAAATCAATTCAGAGTAGAACAATGGATCTGAACGATCTGCGAGTTCTACTGACATGACCTGATTGCCCTTGAATGACTTAACATCAACGTTAATGAATTCTGATTCCATAACGACTGGAGTAACAGTGTCGAGTTCATCGACTACATCAACAGCTGGAAGCTGAGTGATCTTCGGGATTTGAAAAACGAGTCCTGCGCTTGGAAGCGTATTTGTCGAAATCGAATCAATTGAAGCACGCACTGAATCGGCAAGTCCGTTAACTACTTCGCGAAGCTGACGTGTTGGAATAAGTCCAGGATTGTCTCCTGAAGATGTAGCTGCTGCGATGAATGAACGTGATTGCTCATCTCCACGCATTGCTGCAACTTTGTGCATCAAGAATGTCTCTGGTGAGACAACTGGATTGCGAGTTGCAATGAAATTGACTGGCTTAGGTGTTGATGCTGCCTGAATTGGTGCTGAAGCCTCTACCGTTTCAGCGGCTGGCTCTGTGACGGTGTTTTCCACGACGTCTCCTTCTGTTTG